GGGGCGGGGTTGTCTATCATAGGCCTCTGCTAGTGAACCGTAATCAGGGCTATCATACGCCGTATCTAGTGAATTGATGCCTGTTACGTGGAAGAAGGCATTGGGCTGCGTTATGCGATTAGGATGCCCTAGTGGTTGGTTGAATGTCTGACCCTCGGGGCCGCGCTGATTAGGCTTCTGTAAATCACCATCTACGTATAACTTATCGTAGTTACCCTCTGATGTATATCCGCCTATGATGAAGGCATCCTCCATCTTCCCATCATTGAAGCCCACTAGGACTGGCTGTCCTATCTCGAGTGGGTTGTATACGCCTAGCCCATTATGACCAAAGGGGCCGCTCATCCTAACGTTATCCAGGATCATACCCTTCAATAGGCGCACCGAGCAGAAATTACCTAGGCGGCCCTCCCTAGTGATATTATGGACTATGCCGCGCTGTATGCCCCACTGGCTCTTACTGTACTTATGGGAATAGGGCTCAGAGTATAGGCCACCATTATTATTAGCAAACATTAATCAGCGCTTCCTTGAATAGTAGTAGTGTAATCTCTGTGTGTTAACTTATGACGAATCGAGCGTACCTTGTACTTCGGTAGTACCGCGTTAGCTAGATTAGCGTCTACATTGCTGACTATGCGGCCACTATTAGGATCAGCATAGTTATCATCAGTGGCATTGACGTGGGCACCTACGTACCGTGTTAGTATATCACTGCCATCAGGAAAGGGCACGGCCCGCGCCGAGGGGCTACTTGCTACGTGCTCTCGCATGCGCGCTGATAGATTACTCAACTCCTTCTTAGTAGCGTGCATAGCACTCTCCTCTGCTATAGAATCATATGCTGATATAATCTGCCTATCGTGTATCAATGTATTATACACTTGAAACATCTCATTCGGATACCAGGTGGGGTCCCCTACTATCGTGATTTGTATCGTGCTAATATCTCTACTGGTACGGCGGGCCATACCTAAACCAACTAATAAAGCCCCTGTCTCTTTACTGATGCCTGCGTCAGTATAGGCGCTTAGGTTCTTATCCTCAACGACAGTGGCCCTACATGCAATAGGAGGATTTCTATTAGCGTACTTATAGGGCGTGGCCTGTAATGTAACCTCGATGGCATCATTGAATGAATCAGATGCGCCATTACCTCCATCATCAGTTACTATAAAGCGGTTAGTTGTGGCTATACTACTACTTACTACCCGCATGGAGAGTATGCGCTGTCTCTCATCAGGACATATGTTAAGACCCGCTGGTAGGCTGCGGAAGAAATAGGTCCTATACAGCCTATTGGGATCTTGGAAGCCACTAGTATCGCCGCTATTAGGCGCTATTATAAAATCACCATTGATATGGCTGAATGAGGCGTCTACTACGCGCTCCTCCTTGAGTAGAAACGCTGCTTGTATTATATCAGCGGGGCTCTCATTAATGAAGTTGAATACCCCGCGGTTCTGTCCCTGCTCGATAGGCGGGCGCTGTAACCATATATGAGTACGGGGGTTACCTCCTGGGCTCATAGGCGTGAACATAGCAGCCCGTGTCCAACGCGGCGCATCTACTAGCTCTTCGCCTGGCGTAAGCTTATTCATGTCCTGTATAATCTTAACCTCAGAATTACTCGCATCTCCGGCTATTAGTTTATTAGCGAATAAGTATTCTATCTTACCATCTGCTCCTATGTCGTAGCCGCGTACAGTCATACCCTCCTTGAACTCCTTCCAACAGCTAGCTACCGGCGGGCCGCTCTCTACTTCAATAGGGGAGTAACCTACTGCAAAGTTCAGTATCTTACGCAGTATGAGGGCTCTATCGCCCTTCTGTTCCGGTGTGGGGGCACTGAATAAGGTATCTGGGTTAGATAGAACACGTGTGTTGTGTAGTAGCCTCATACGATCTTGACACGATAGCACTACCTGCACACCTGTATTAGCATCAGCCGTTACCTCTACCTTCTCAATGAAGCCCCAGAATACAGGGAATAGAGTAGCGCCCTCCTTCGGTTTCATATCTGTATCTGGTATAGGAAATGGTATATCAGATAGATTACTGATATCCAGTACCTGCTTATCTGACCCTACCATCCCCATGTAAATTCGTATCTCATCCTCCTCGCTGAGGTAGGGGTAGCGCCCGCCCCTGTACTTACTAACATCAGGTAACGCTGGTAGTAATCCTGGTGCATCTGGTACGGTTAGCGTTACGCGAGCTCTATTTATATTCCAGTTATCGGCGTTGATTATAACATCTACGGCGCGTACAGTCCAGCGACTCTCGTTTATATCAGTAGCGCATATCTGGCTTCCCACAGATAGAGGACGCGTCGCTGCCTTGAACTGCTGAACAGATTCAGGAATATACCGAATACCTTCAGCTACACCCTCCCAACGTTGTGCAGGTACGCGACGACCAGGCATGAAGCCGACGCTGTAATTATCTACCTTGCATCTAGTTATTTCATATCTGAACTTCGCCCTACGATTACGACTAGCAGCACTATTAGTAGGGAACTCTATGCCGCTCTGATTATCGCCATTAGAAGCGATATTCCAGGAGTCGAGGGATCCTAATCTACGGCTATCTGCTCCACTACGAGTTAGGTTATTGGTGAGACCACCATTAGTTACTAACTCAGACGCATTAGCATCGAAGGTAATCTGGAACCGGGGGCTCCGACCTAGTACTTGATCACGACCAATTTCATTAGTGCCGAACGTGCGGCCCATAAATTCACCATCAACTAAACCTTGTTCTAGTACCCACGCAATGTTGTATTCCCCGTCTAGATAGACAGGTACGCGTTGGCCTAATTCTAAATAGGTCTCAGTCGAATTTCTAATACTGAGCGTCAGGGACTGGAACTTACCGAACCAGGCAACCTGCCCGCTACTAGTGTCATTAACCCAGACCTCGAAGTCAAACCCACTAAAGGGATCGAGACCAAAGTTATTGACAGCAGGAGTGAGGAAAAGAGCATCTTTAGATGACATTATATTACTCGCCTAAGGGACTGGTTTCTGTGTCGCGGCTAATCGTCACGTAGATATAATCCGCGCTATAAAGGGGCTGGAATTGTAAACTAACGTATAGTTCGCGGCTAAAGTAAGACGCTGTGCTGTTATTGCTGCTATCGATGATGGCGGGTCGGAAGTTAACAATGCTGCCATTCCGCTTGAGTTCACCCATAAAGGCATTAAGAGCAGCGGCTATCTGATTACGGACTAAACGACTATTGGGCATAGCCACATAATTCCGTAGTATAGCGTGCGCCCCCTGCCTAACAACGTCGTGAGCCCGGCGTAGATATATACGCTCCCACGCAGGATCAGTAGATAGCGTAACACCACTAGCAAAGCGGTATGTGCGGTCAACTGTATCCAGACTCAGTACCTCTAACCGCGCAGCTGAATAGATGTCCTGATTGCTGCGGCTGGCATAGTTATCCGTATCAGACTCTATGATGTTAAGGAGGGGCCCGACAATAGATCGCGCTGCAGGACTGACAAAGAAGTCAATAGCAGCTAATTTACCTGCGTAAACCGCAGCACCAGGCACGCCATAGCGACTACTATTAGGTTGACCAGCGTACGTAAACCAGCCTGCTACCATAACCGCACGGGTGGAGTTGAATCCACGTGTAACACTGGCGGCCAGAGTAGGAGTAGTGCGTGGAGGAGCAGCTAATACTGCGATACGAAGGCCATCACTATCACTAGCACGTTCGGCTTCAGTAATAAGAGCCTGTTGAACACCTACGTTAGTAGTGCCCACTAGGAGAATATGCACAGGTTGGTTCTCTAGAGTACGGATGATGCTAACATAGTCATCATTAGTTACAGGAGGCCCATCGTATCCATTCTCTAGTGTTACATCCATCAACACATTAGGACCATAAAAGTCCGCGTGGGTAGGGTTCTCAACATCAGTCTCACTCTCGTCAGGCGGGGCTAGTCTCAGCGGTGACTGACGTACTAAAGTGGCGTCGTAATTAATCGAGTCGATGGACTTAGGTAAGAAGAAGCCTCGGATAAACTTCGAATCGAGGAGTGCATTTAATTCACCTGATTCGTTTGTATCCTCCAGTTTAACAGTGTAAACTTCATCAGCGAGAGGCGGGTTGAAGGCACTACCATTTAGGTCTTGTACAGTAAGGCGAAACTCGCTATTACTCACAGGATAGATACTAACCGTAACTTGATTACCCCAGTTACCCTCACTGACTGCTTGGAGACGCAGGAGAGGTGTACCATTGAAGGTATAGAAATCACGGAATGCACTACGAGGACCATCCAGTCCGCCCTGGAATGAAGTGAAGTGAGTAGCGGGATTCGGAATAGTAGTGACTAATGCAGGACTAGTGGTAAAGCCTCTATTAGCAGTGTTATCGTCTGCCGTTACGTAGAACGAGAAGCGATTGCTGATAGAACCAGTGAGAGTGGGCTCTAATTGAATGACTACTCCGTTGTCCTGAACATTACGAGTAATCTCACCAAAGGGCTCCATACCTACAGAGGCACTGATCAGGCTAGTGACAATCTGGTTAGGTAGGTCGCCACTAGAGATAGGCACAGAGACTACATACTTATTAACTCTAATACTCCAACTATTACCCTCTACTATATTGAGGGCTGCATTGGCTACAGTGCCGAAACGAACTCTGATGTTATTACTAGTTAGTGGGATGAGAATGTTACTAGAACTACCTACACCAGCAGCGATATTAACATCAATATCCGTAGTAACAGCCGCCCAGTTAAGTGGATTCTGACCCAGTGGTACAAATTGCCATTTAATAGTAGCTACACCAGTATTAACATCATCAACGCGAAGGAAATATCGACCACTGGTAGAACCAGTATACGGGCCCTCTGCGGTTACCGTTTCTCTACTATTGACTACAGGCGCTACGACAGTATTAGTGAGCATAGGCCACACTATATCGGCAGCTGCATCCTCGCGAGCGAGGACCTCTCCCACGAAATTGGTGTGGATATTGAGAGTGTTATTAACTCCCGCTACACCAGAGAATGTGAGGGATGCAGAAGCAGGGCGGCCCCGACCAGTAACTCGTACTAGGGCAATGTTAGCATCATCTGGATTAGTGAATTGATCATATACAGCCTGGTACTGTAATGAACCTGGACTAGTGTCGGAGCCATAGCGATACGCAAAGTCTGAGAAGTTACCAATGTAGGTCAGGAGGTTAGCCGGCCCCCGATTAAATCGGTCCATGATGGCGATCCGATTCAATACGTTCGGCCGCGGCAAGGCTAAACCTACATTAGTATCTTGAAATTCTATAAAGGGGGCGCGAGCCATTTATCTATATATCCGTAGGGACTTAGTAGTCTTATCAGTTATTAGATAGACTCAAGTAGGATCTAGTATGGTAAATCTCTCTAAGGGTTGTCTTAATCTATCCCGCCAGCCCTTGCTGACGTAGCTATCTAGAGCTATTAATAGACTACCCTGATGAAAGTAGACGTTACCATTGTCCTCCCACTTACTAGTTGAGTAATTACTACTCAGTACCTGTATTTTATCGCCTGGTAGCGCTATGCTGTGTTCATTATCGTATAATGCAAGGCGCGTTAGCTCCATGTAGTTACTGATAATAGCTAGTGGAGGACTAATAGC